CCTTCTGGAACCATAGAAGTTTACGAGGGTGTCCTGTATGGTACGGACGCCAGCGGTGCAGTTTATCAGTTATTCTATGGGGACACAGACGGTGCTGTTGATGTAACTCCAGGAAAAGAAATAGAAGGGGAAATACAAACAGCATTTCAAACTCATGGTGAAGCCGTGCGTCTTAAACGGTTTATCCAGGTGTATACCCAATTCATAGGCCCTAGCGCTCCTAGTGTAATGGTGCAGATAAATACGGACTGGAGTTTTCAACAAATACCGGGTTCTCCCTCCTACGTTAATAAGAGTGGGGCTACGTGGAATAATAGCAAGTGGGACAAAGCTCTGTGGTCAGGTGGTCTTAATCACTTTGCCGCATGGTCTGGTGTTCAGGGTTTAGGGTACTACGGCAGTTTGCGCTTGCGTATACGGGGGGCTCCTGGTACAGTGTTCGCCAGTTGGACCAGCTTAGTAGAACCTGGGGGAATTCAGTGATTGTAGCAAGTCCGTGGCTTCAAGATGACTTGGCTCGGTGGCTATGCGAGCGCACTGGCCTGATTTCTACACCTATGATAACTTGTATTGGTCATGTGGTGGGAAATAAACTCCGTGCTGTGGTGGGGTATGATAACCACAATGGTTCTAGCTGTGCGGTACACGTAGCCGGAGAAGGGCGTTGGCTGACTAAAGAATTCTTACACGCCATATTCCATTATCCATTCGTCATTTGTGACTACAAGGTACTACTTGCGTTCGTACCGAGTGGCAACGAACAGTCTAAACTCTTTGTAGAGAACCTTGGCTTTGAGTTATTTTACGAAGTAAAGGGCGGGCACCCAGATGGAGCCTTGTTGATTTACGGGCTGCGAAAAGAGCAGTGCAGATATCTTAGGAGCCAAGATGGGCAAGAAGTCGTCCTCGCCGCCGCCAGCGCCTGATTACACGAAAGCAGCCGAAACACAGGCTGCGGCAAGTAAGCAGAACACCACGGACCAGACATGGGCTAACCGTCCAACCCAGAATACGCCTTGGGGTTCTTCTTCGTGGGAAGCTACACCTACCAAAGATCCAACCACTGGACTAGACACGACTAAATGGACACAGAACGAAACTATTAACCCAGAACTGATGAAAGCTTTGCAGGACCAGTTGGGTATACAGTCTGGACGTAGCGACATAGCTAGCGGCATGCTGGACCGAGTTAAAAAGGAGTACGGTAGTGAATTCGATTATAGTGGACTACCCACAGTCCCTGGGACCGCAGAAGCTGCTCAAGAAGCTTCTTACAAGCGTATGGGGGAACTGCAAGCCCCTCAGCGAGCTGAAGACGCGTCAGATTTGGAGCTCAAGCTTAGTAATCAAGGCTTCACCCCAAACAGCGAAGGGTGGAATCGTGAGATGCGCAGAGCTTCCGATGAAAACTCACGTCAGGATTTGGCGAACCTACTCGCTTCCGGCGCCGAGGGGAGAGCGCAAGGTCAATTCCAACAGGGCACCAGAAGCGCCGCAATCGCGGAGCAGCAGCAAAAAAGGGGTATGAGCCTTAATGAACTTAATGCTCTGCTGACCGGCCAGCAAGTCCAGCAACCCAATATGCCATCATTTACTCCTTCTAGTAGGGCAGAAACTCCTGACCTACTCGGGGCTGCGTCTGGCCAATACAACGCCGGTTTAGATTCATTCAACGCTAAGGCTGGACAACAAGGACAGAATACTGCCGCGTTGGGTGGTCTAGCTGGCGTAGCCATGATAGCCCTATGAGAATACTTCAATTCAGTGGTGGTAAGGACAGTTTGGCTTGCCTGTATCTACTTAAGCCACAGTGGAAAGACATATCTGTGATGTGGTGCAACACCGGCGCGGCTTATCCAGAAACCATAGAACAGATGGAAAAGATTAGGGAGTTAGTTCCTTCTTTCTATGAGGTTAAAAGTAACCAACCTGAATTTCTGTGGTATATGGGTTATCCTACAGACCTGTTGCCGGTTCATAAAACTGCTCTTGGTAATGTACTCCATTCTACCTCTGGGCCTAAGTTTACCAGCTATCAATTCTGCTGCGGTAGCAATATCTGGGAACCGATGCACCGCGCTAGTAAGGACTTAGGAGTCACAGAAATCATACGTGGGCAGAAGATGTGCGACAGGCGTAAGTCTCCGGTGCGTAGCGGGCAGGTAGTTGAAGATATCCTATATACTTTTCCTCTGGAAAACTGGTCCGATGAAGATGTATTTAACTACCTTCTTAGGGAAGGAGTTAGAGTTCCTAGCTATTACGGGGATAATGAACAAACCAGTCACGACTGTTGGGACTGCACTGCGTATTTAGACGAAAATAGGGCGCGCATTGCTAATCTTCCTGTAGGTAAGAAAACCGTAGTAATGACTCGACTTTCTCTGCTTAAGTTCGCTGTACGTGATGAGTTAAAGGTGCTGGAGTCAATATGTTAGAGCAAATGACGCCAGAGCAGATAGCTGCTCTGCAGAAAATGATGGAAGACTCTGCCTTGCTTACGTCTGGAGATGAGGACATTAAGCGCCAGCGCATCTTTTCTGATGCTCTACGAACTAAGGCGCTTGGTAATCAATCTCCAGGATTCATGGCGGGCAACGTGTACGTCCCTCAGTCTGGACTAAGTGTCGTGACACAGGGTCTTTCTGGCTTGCTTGGCGGCTTGCAGGAAAAACAAGCAGCCGAGGCGGCTAAGACTTCCGCCGGTAAGCGTGGCAAGATGCGCGGTACGTTCTTCGAAGACTGGCTTCGTAAGCCGGAAAATGTGGGAGGCATGTAATGCCCGACATTCGCGGCCATGCGGGTAGTATGCTTCCACTAACTCTTCCTGCAGACCCTAATGGCGAATTAGGGGCTATGAATGCGGCTCTTATTGCCCAGGTAGAGGAAGAAAAGGTACGTCGTGCGGCTGCGATGCAGGCTCGCCACGCTGCACAGGCACCTATCTTAGCCCGCAGCGTGCAGGCTCTACAGCAGTCCAGCATGCCCGCCTTTGCTGGTAATCTTATAGATGACCCGTTAATCCAAGAAGCTGGTCAAGGATTAAGTAAGAGCAGACAGGCTATCAATACGCCAATGAATGCCGGCGCGGCGGGACTTTATCTGCCGGGTGAGGGGCAATTCGTTGAAAATCCTGCTTGGTCGCAGGAACAGGAGTCTGACCGCGGTACGCAGGAGATGACAAACATCGCCAGTATCATGGCTAGTAATCAACGTGCCGCGGAGACTAATCAAACCAGGACGGCCCTAGCGACTACGGCGGCCATGCTCAAGGCAGGAGAAGATAGACAACGTCATGAAGAAAGTGTTCTTAATAGGCAAGAGCGTGAACGGGCTGCTAGGGAAAGCGCAGCCATACAGAGAGAAGGGCATATTATCCAGAAACAAATCGCGGAGAATAATGCCACGGCGCCGATAACTGTGCCTCATTCTGAGTTAAGTGACGCCAAGGAACAAGCTTCTAGATTGGGAGCTATTCAAAATTCTGCAAATACGTGGAAAGACACCTATGCTAATTCCTTGGGAAGTTGGACAAACGAGCAGTTAGACAAAGTAGCCATAGGTGAACTCCCAATACTTTCTGCCGCTATTCCACAGAATCAAATAGACGCAGCTAAGTGGTTTGCTGAATTTAAGCGATATCATGAGGCTAAAGAACGTCACGATCTGCTTGGTGCCACGCTTACAAACAATGAGCAAGCTGATTGGAGAAAACTAACCATACCTCGCGGCATGCCGTCTGATCAAGTAAGGTCAAGATTGGAATGGATTAAGTACCTTGATAGTAAGGCCATGAAGAGACAAGCTGATATCATGTTCATTAACTACCGCAATCCGAAGATGGCTGAACTGTTCTACAAGGGCTGGTTCCCCGGTATGCCAGATCCTACGCCTCCGGCAAAGGATCCCCCAGGTTTGAAAATGACCCGTGAAGGGGTTACGCCTGCGGCTGCACCAGCCGGCGCGGCTCCCGCCAAGGCTAAGCCCGGTTGGATTGAGATCAAGTGAGAAAGATCTTCGTAGAAGGTTTCGGTACTATCGGAGTAGACGATAAGGCGACTGACGACGAAATTAGTGCTCATGTAGAAGACTACAAGGCTACTAAGGGCGCGCCGACACCTATCACCCTAGGTCCTGAAGGCACCAACGAACAGCTACGCAAGATGGGTAGCGAGATGGGACCCGCCGAAGGGTTAATGATAGGTGGCATGAAAGGTGCCATGAGTACGGCCGATGCCCTCGGTATGGGTCACTTGATGGGCATAGAAGACAAAATAACAGGATACCGTAAGGCCCTAGAAGAGACAGCCGCAGGCACCACTCCTCTCCCTGTGCGTATGGGTGGAGGTTCCGTTAGTGTTCGTCCATCTACGGTAGGAGATATAGCGACTGGAGTCGGAGGGGCCACTAGTCTAGTTCGTGCAGGAGCCAAGGCATTGCCCGCCGCAGTTTCTCGGTGGGCCGTGAAAAATCCTGTCCAAGCATCTATTGCGGCTGGCGGGACTACTGGCGGAGTGTTAACTCCTGGGGATGTTACAGATCGCGCAGTTGGTGCAGGTGTAGGAATGGCCGTACCTGCTGTGACTATGGGTGCCGTTAAGGCCGGGGCAGGTTTGATTAAAAATAAGAATCCATTTGCCGAAACTCTACTTAATTTGGGCGTGCCTGTCCCTTGGGGTCGGGCCAGCAGTAGCAAAGCGATACAGGAAACTCAAAAACTTGGCGAGAAAATGACTCCCTGGGTAGATACCCAGAGCAAAGTTATAGAGTCCACCCTACGAGAAGCAGGCAAGCGTGCCACGCCGCCCGGTATGCCTCATTTAAACATACTTCCCGGTAGGGGAGAGTATTTTCAAAAACTCTTTGGCGATAAAGGACAGTATGACCAGGCGTATGATCGTCTGTTAAGTGGGCGAGTTATCGGTACAGGTCCGGTACTTCGCCAAGAACTTACGGATATAGCCAACAATCAGCCGGATAAGTCCATTGGAAAGGCCGTTCATCGCTGGTTGGCTAACCAGAAATACTTAGAAGGTGATTTTATAACGGGCCGCCAGTGGAAAGACCTCCAAGCTAGTCTACGTACAGATATTCGTTCAGCGTACAAGAGTGACAAAGGTGCTAATCTAGGGGAAGCATTAGATAAAGTAGATCAGGCACTAATCCTTGCTCGCAACCGAAGTGTTCCTAAGGATGTCGTAGATGACTTAAATGCTACGGACGAAGCCTACGCCAACGGAATGATTCTGGAGCGTGCTGCGGGCTATAAGAGTGCCGCAATGGAGGATATTACTCCAAAAAACTTACTGAGTGCTACAGAAACAGCCCCGCGCAGCATTAAGACAAAGGGTCAAGAACGACTTGGCGATTTAAGTATCCCACTAGCTAAGGTTACAGAAGAAAGTAAGCTTCCGTGGTGGGTCGCACATGGTTCTGGCTTAGTTGCTGCACCCTTTACAGGGGGCGCTTCTATTCTAGCAAACGCTGCGATTCCTCCAGCAGTTGCTCTTTCTGGTAAGAACGCTGTGATGAATAAATTGATGATGGGCCAGTATCCCAAACAGCAAGCCTTGGCTGACTGGCTTCGTCGTACTGCTCCAGCTATCGGCGCCGCAGAAGGCGCAGCCCTGCCGATTCTTAAGGACTAGCTATGCCTCGTGATTCTAATGGGCAATACACCCTCCCGCCTGGAAACCCCGTTATTTCGGACACATTTATAACGTCCAATTGGGGAAACACTACGATGGGGGACATTGGTAATGAGATTACCAACTCCTTAGATCGTACGGGCCGGGGTGGTATGACGGGTCCTTTCGGGGTTGTTGACGGTACGTCAGCACAGCCCGGACTCCGGTTTATTGCGGAAACTACTACCGGCTTTGCCCGTACAGCCACAGGAACATTCGTAGCTTCTGTCCAGGGCTCCTCGGTAGTTACCTTTTCTTCTTCCGGTATACAGGTTGTTCCCGGTAGTGCGGCGAACCCCTCTATTCGCATGGAAGGTGGACCTACTGGATTCTACAACGCCGGTTCCGGCGTAGTGGGGGTGGCCGTAGCCGGAGTTAAAGCCCTAACTATTGATGGCGAGGTTGCCAGCTTTGGCGCGGATGCGGGTGGAACGTACCGCGAAATTGCAGTTAATGGTCCTGTAGGGTTCGCACGCTTCGCCTTAAAGACTGCCAGCGTATATCGTTGGATTTTCGGTCTTAATGCGGTTACGGATGACTACGTTGTAACAGCCATGAATGATGTAGGGGCTACTATTGACCAACCCCTTACAATTGTTCGTGCCGCTGGCGGGGGCATCCAATTAGGTGGTGCGGGAGCGATTAAACGACCCGTGGCCTTCACGGGACCGGCTATCTACGTCAACCAAGCGGCTGCGCCGGCTACTCCAGCCGCCAGCAATGTAGCACTATACTCCCTTGCTGGTGTCTTGACTGCTAAAGATAGCAACGGCGGCGTCTTTCCGGTTGCTCCTCTCTTAGGTAACACTTCCGTAAAGGGTCTACAGGCTACTGCGACAACTACCGTCTACACCTTCAGCGCGTCTGGATATGTTCTACGTAATGTCGCCGGCGGGCTTGTATTCTCTAGCATAACTGGCTCAGTACCCGTAAACATCAATACAACTGGTCCCGTCGGTGGAGGTAGAGATCAAGCGGCTGCATTCGCTGCCGGAGCTGAGGTTCACTTCTACGCTTTGCTTTCTCCTGATGGAAGTACACTTAGCGGAGTAGCTTCTCTAAGCGCGGTGGCTCCCACAATTCCGGCAGGGTATTCGTACTACTGCTACCTCGGCAGCATCGTCATGTCCGGCGCTAACTTACAGATCGTATACCAGCGCGGGTCTGACATTGTGTACCCTCAATTCGTAACCGTTCTTGAGGCATTTTCCATAGGGGTTGGCAACGTACCCTGGACACAAGTAACCCAATCTCTAATCAATGTGGCAGTTCCGGCTATAGCGGATAAGATGGACATGCTTTGTTCAGGATACCGTTCTAGCACGACCGGCGGGGATACTTCTTTCCGCTGGGGGTTTGTCTCAGGCCAGGAAACTTTACGCCTCAACGTCTCGCCCGCTTCGGGGATAACTCTGAGTGACGCAGCCACATTTAGAATTCCGGCTCGGGCTCTTTTCTACTCGGCGGTTGTCTTCGGAGGCACGCCCAGTACTCAACTTATCTACGCGTATGTTCGCGGTTACTCCGTACCTAATGGGACAAATTAGTTTCTCAGGCGTTTTAATCTTGCTGCTTGTCGCCTGCACCAGTCGGCACGTTAGTCCGGGCTGCACACTGACTGTGGAAACAAGCACTAGCATGTCCTGTACTGAAAATGCAAAGGGCAAGGCAGCAGACATTGAAGTTGAAGGAGGTAACTAGATGACCCCATTTGAGACAGCATTCGCAGCGGCCCGCAAGCAGGGTTTGTCTGAGTTCACCTTCAACGGTAAGCGGTATAACACCCGCCGAGCGGATAACAAGCCGCTACCGTTACGACAAGCTATTTCTAATGCTGTAGATTCTCAACCTAATCTCGCTGTCGGCTCGGGACGCGGTGCTATGTCTCCACAGCAGATAGCAGCCACACCTCCGGCATCCCAGATGCCCGGAGACCCTAACCCAGAGGGTACGGGAATGGGAGCCTTTCTAGCTTCCAAGCCCGGTATCGCTTTGGGGGATGCCTTGGGCGCTCTTATCCCCACCAAGGAAGATATACTCCGTAAAGGGGAAGAACTAAAGGGCGAAAACGCAGCCGCTACCGAGGGTATGGAGCCGTCTAGGATGTCCCAAATCATCCGTATGCTGAGGGGAAAATAGGTGACTAAATTAGTCGTGATTCTGTGTGCGCTGCTGACGGGGTGCGCCGGCTTGGCTTCTTACCAGCCAAAAACAGCGGATGAGGGTATCCGCATAGTTAAAGAAGCTTCTGGAAGCGGTTGTATGTATCAACGAATTAGTGGCAGCGCACGGCCCTATGCGGACGTAGAAACGCGCAGTATTGGAGTGTTCACGGTAGGTCAAGGTGTGACGTTTTTAGATTGCTTAAGTGGTATTCCCGAAGCGCAGCGCGCTCTTGAAGTTAGGTAGATGGGGAAAATAATGGGTATCCGTGAATTTCTTCTTAAGGCCATTGAAGGGCACAATGCTCGTCCAGGGTGGGAAAATGCTAATCCAGGAAACTTCACTAGTGCAGCATACGCCCGTGGACCTAAGAAACCCATTGCCGGCCTCAGGGCTGGGAGTGGTGGGCCGGTCATGCAGCAGGACTTTAACCCCGTAACGCTAACCCAGGGTACTACAGTACCAACCGCTGCCGCGCAGCCCGCCAGCGCCCCCCAGGCAAGCCCTCAAGGCATGGATTTGGGGGTGCAAAGCGCCATTGCCGCGCAGTTGCGGGGTGGCGGGGATCCAACGGGTAGCATCACTGAAGATGTATACTCCGGTGGGTACACCCCAGAGTCTCCAGAAGGCACGGCTTTGCCAGAAGAAGTACCCATACAAGAGACAGATTTGACCGACTTGTCTCCCGATACTACGCAGTTTGAGCGTCCGGATATGACTCCGCCCAAGCCTGCCCCAGATGGATCATACGCAGGTATGCGGGGTCTGGCTACTCTAAACGTACCGGAAGGTATGACTCCTGCAGAGGAGCAGGATGCCCTAGCCATGCTGGGACAGTTTTCCGGGGAAGAAAGCCCAGAGGACTTAGGGTACAGACAGCAGAATGCTCTTAAGAACATGCGCCGGCGGAACAAGCAGGAACATGCAATGCGCCGTAACATCCAAATTAACCCGAACGCAGACATGCGCCGGCAGCAGGTACTGCAAGAACTTATGAGTAGAGGAATACGATGAGTAAACCCGTAAGCGCGTTAGAAGGAACTGTGACTATTCCACCCGAAGCGGTTAATGAACTAGTTCGGGTTACTACGGGGCTGCCACCTTCCTTCTTCGTAACCGTAGGTAGAGCCAAGGTAGAGCAGGACGGCGGCCTCACGTGCAAGTTCACCGCTAGTACGGAGGGTGCTCCACCGCCGCCCGCTGCTAATGGAACTAGGTGATTACCAGCGGACCGTTGCTGGCATCTTCTTTCTTGATATTAAATCCTGCCGCGTTGTGGTGGCCGCCACCGCCGAACTTTTTAGCAATAGCTGACACGTCAAAGCCGCCAATACTACGGAGGCTCACATTTACGTCGCCCCTTGGGTTGACGTACCATACCACGCCGAACGTACCTGTTTCCTCCGCCAGTAGGTTCCCGGCTTCGCTGGCGAATACGGGCGGCAGGTTACAGCCCAAGGTCTTAACTCCATCAATTTCTACTACGTGCTTCGTAGCGTTCATGGAGTTAAGTAGCATATTACGGCTGAATTCTTCCAAATACCTGCCGTTGGACGCCATCTGGGCAACTGTCTTATCCTCATTAAGTAGAGTAACCCAGCGATCTATCACGAACGGGTAGACTTGGGTTGCCAAGTGAAATGACTTAGATCCCTGTAACCTAAACCGCCACAGGTCACGATCTTCTACAAGATCAATCAGTAGGGGCCTGTCTTTATTGGGGTAGAAATAATCCCAGGTAATACCTGCTCCGCTGCGGGCGGGGTCCATGTGTATAACCATCCGTATTCCCCCCATATCGTACCCACCTTCGTAGGGCACGAAGTTAAGAGCTAGTTCCTCAAAAGCCGTCTTGTGGTGGTCCAGCATCGTGACTACATCCGCTACCTCCACCAGTCGTTCCAGCACAGACCGCTTAAAGCTGAAGTCAACAATGAACACATTGCGGCCCACGCACTCGCTGAAGCGAGGTTCCACATTATAGCTAGAGGGAACCATTTCTACCTTTCCATCAAAGTAGTCGTAGACTACTGCTGCTGCGGCCATGCCGTCGTTGCATGGATGATGATAGAAACATATGGGTTTGTTTGTCATTTTAACTCCACAATAAGTAGCCAATGATAATCAGAAGAAGGACGGTGAACAGTCCAAAGCTTACTAACTGAGCTACAGCCCCAAAGATTTCCATGAGTGTACTCCCACGTAGATTAGGAAAAGAGCCACGCAACCCCAGAACACAATAGAATCTACATCCCGAGGCTTTCTATGGGGCGGGTGTGTTTCTCGTGAGTATCTGTAGTCTCGGCTATTCATGGTAGCCTCCATGTGAAAATGCCCATGCGCTTTCGCGCATGGGCATTGGTGCGGAACGTGGAGTTAATCACTCCAACGAGGGGTGAAGGTAGCGATGGCCTTCGCGCTGCACGGAATGAGTTCAATGGCTTCCGTAAGCGTGATTTCCGGCACCCGCTCGGAGATGCGGGTGTACTCTTGATCCACCCCGTTTTGGGACACTTCGTTCAGGGTGTTGGCACCCCGCCAGCGCCAGATACGGCTGGCATTGGTGAGCACAACCTCCTTACCATTGTGGCTCTTAAGGGTACCGATGTGCACTCCGGCGGAGTAGGTGCGGATAACGTGCATTTTAAGCTCCTGTTAGTAGGGTTTAAGTTAGGACAGAGCAGCCAGTCGTGGAGTGGTTAGTTCCCCGGCCCTCGGTGCGGGCAGCCGCTAAGTCGCACCGTGCGGTCTGGAGCCAAGCAGACCACTTTGTTCCGCCGTGGACGGGGTATACTGGCAGCACCCGAGTATACCAGCCGGTTGGAGTATCGGTACGGGGGCTGAGGCTGTACAAGGAACCCACGTACCACGAAGCTACCTTTCGCACGGTCCTAGTCCTCACTAGGGCTATGGGTTACTCTGGCTTGAAGGTGTAGCCCACCTTTTCCAGACCGGCCTTGAGTTCTGCCCGGTCGGCTTCTGTGAGCGTCTTGACTTCTTCGCGGAACTGCATCAGGCCCTGCCCCGGCTGGAAGCCGAAGAAGTCCTTAAGGGCCGCGATAAATGTGGTATTCGTCAGCATTTTAACCTCCTTAGTTACTGGCACCGCGCCAGTAGTGCTATGGTACGCCCCTATTTAGTGATATGCAAGTATTCTTTTATGTCACCGCCGTTATGCTCTATGAGTTTCATAAGGAAGTGCGCCGCCTTGGCAAGATCATCTAAGCCCCCTTTCTTACGCCAACGGGTTACATACCGGATAATCTGTGCTTCCATATACGGAATGTCGTTAGCTAGTACATAATCCCAGTGTTCTATAGTAGACTGGTAGTGGTCACCACCAATTTGGATATCGTTAGCCGTGGTTGTCTTTAGCTGCCGGTTTGCCATGTCTTTCTCCTAAAATAGTTTTCAATTGACAATCCCCAGTCCGTACCAGCTAGGGCGGGGTGTACTTCTTCGTCTAACCAAGAATACATTACTGGCTTTACCACGAAGTTGATGTAGTTAGATTCTGTTGGGGCGTCTATGTCGTTTAGAACACACTTCAGTTCTTCCAGAAATAGTATCGCACCGCTTGGAGTTAGCCCTAGTGGCATAGTGCTAACTTTCCCTCCGCGGTAGTGATCTTCTACATATCCCATACCTAAGAACCGTTCAAACCCCTCTACACTGTTATACATGTGGAAGTTATTGGAAAATAGATAGTAGTGTCCCACATCTACACCTACCGCGCAGGCTATGACTTCCTGTAGGAAGGTAAAGTGGACGCTATTCGTACCAAAGGCACCCCAGACTATGTCGTTGCTGCGGTTAATCACCGTCATGTCCAGCTTATCGTTCCGTATTGCGAACATTATCTGGGTATTACATGGTACGTCTTTACGTTCCGTGTACGGGCCGGGGTTTAGGTCTGCTTTTGGGTCCCACATGCTTATGACTACACGTCTATCGTAGAGGTCACGTCGTAGTCGCAGTATGACTTCCCATACTTGGTCAACACTGAAGTGTTTGAACCAGCGCCGGCCGTATGCACCGTGTAGAGTCTTGCCATCGTCGCTGTAGTTCCGCATCCGGGGCGTGTACTGAGCCACAAAGTCTACATCGTTACGCCCTGCCAGCATCCACATAGCTTCCATAAAGTGTAGGAAGGGATTAATGCGCCGCGCCCACATCACCCGCTGAGTGGGGTACAGTAGTTCTACCGTAACCGGGCCGGGTGACATAACTGCTGGACCATTACGGGTTCCTGTCCGCACCCCACAAAGGCGCAGGTGATACATGGTATTTAAGAACCCATCGTTAGCGTTTCTACTTCTAATTTGAGTTACTGACATCTCTATACTCCAGGTTGAAATACTCTGCAAACTGCCGAGCTATCTCCTTAGAAGGAAATACGTCTACTTGCCACTCCGTTCCTTGCTTGATTACAGCCGTGCAGCGGCCATCCAGATTTTCACTCCTTACTACTAACTCCCCCACGATAGAGCTGTTTCGGCTTTCCTGTTCCATTCTTAGTCCTTTTCCACTTGTCAAACTCGCACAGGCAATTCTGGAAATCTTGCATGCACATCTTTTCCGTATCCATATCGCGGTATAAGTCCAGGCACCATTGGTTGAATAACTTCGTGGGGCAGTCCATCTCTGTTATCCACCTAAGACCGCGCAGGCTTCCCGGTCCAGGCGCGCACCACGTCCACCAGTCTTCAGCATCTTGCAGCGGGTTATCCTTGGTATTCTTAAGGTCCGCAATGACCTGTCCCGATAGGAATGTTCCCATGCCTGGAGTAGAGGACAGGCGACTGTAAAATTCCGATAACTTATCCCCTTCCCTTGGTAGTCTTACGTTTTTGTGGACTTTGTCCGCTACTTGAAACACGTAGTCTACTTTATCCATGGACACGCCGCAGGTGCTAACGATATAGGCTGCGTTGAACACCTTATGATGCTTTGCTCTTTCCTTTACACGTTCTGCAGAGAGTTGCGGCTCCCACACGCGGGGGAAACCCATAAACTCCAATGTTTCCGGTAGATTAAATAGCCGCGCCAGCACGAGAGCCGGCAATAGGTTTTCATGTTGCGGCACAGTCCACTTACGAATAAATTTAGTTACTCGGTCATCTTCCCTGTGGACGTTGCAGAAACGGTAATCACGCAGGATGGGGTCTTCTGTCCACGGCCAAGGATCTCCATTTCTCTTATGTACTAAGATAGCCTGCCGTTCCCTAATCCAATACTCTAACTCCTTAATGGCTTCCTTGTTCATATATGTCCACTATTCTCTGTGCTGAGGTTATGTGGGAGAACTTACTGACCAGTTGCCGGTTTACTTCTTGCATCTTTCCGTAGATGTCTGGGGTTATATTGTCTAAGTAGAAATTAATTTGTTCTGCGACAGCCTGTAGTCCTATGGGTAGGAAGTTACGGCGTGGGGTGAACCCCGCTTTTTCTATGAACTCCGATACGCAGATAGGCACGCAGCCGGCTAGCATGGCTTCTACCACTATTCTATTAATCTGCCCGTGTGGCCCGCGCTTGGATAGGTCAACCAAGAACAAACTTTCGTTAAGTAGGGCAGTGCGTTCCTTGTCATTGATAACACCGTGCCACTCCATGCCGTTACGTAGAGCTACATTCCAAATAGCTTCTCCATCTGAGTTGAAGAACTTAGTCTTATCTTTACTTGCCATGTATCTTCTTATGATACCATCTCCAGCAAGAATGACCTTCCCATTGATTTTAGGCACAGCCGCCACCAGTAGTTCGCTGTTTTTCCAGCTCTTAAAGGACTGCACCACGCAAATCTGACGTTTCCTGGTCTCGTAAACTCCACCCGTTTGCTGGCTTACGTCGTGACCACTGTATACTAGAAACCGGGGTGCAGTTAGATGTTCTACACTCTGCAGACTACACGGCTGTACACAGAGCCACGCTTTGACGTATGGGTCTAGTTCTGCTATCCAGGATGCTCTACCAGCCATGTGGTCGTCTCTAACAAAGCAGAACATGGGAGTTTTTATCGCTTGGAATAGATTAATCCATTCCTTAGTGGGCTCTGTTATCTTGGTCTTTAACCCATACAGACTTCCCCACACTACAAGATCAACCTCTTGGGTTTGCTTAACTAGCTTTGCAAATCCCATCTTATTCATACCTAAGAATGATGTACCACGCCAGCCACGTAAAGGGTTCATGGGTAAACCTGTCCCAATGCCGATCGTGTATCTTAGGTTGGAATTTTGCCGGCTTTCCAATGATTCTTTCCCAAAGGGACGTAGTAAGTTGAATGTAACTTCGTGTCCAAGGGACTTAAGCCCCGCCACGATATACTCACTACTGTAGATTATCCCCCCTAAGTCTATACCCTCTGGTACGACGTACATTATCTTCATAAGGAAGTCCGCCGCCTTGCGGCGGCGGAGTCTCTGTTAGGGCGCAATTGGTTGTTCAGCAGGGGGAGCCACGGATTGCGGTGTAAAGTTGATAAATCCTCGCTTGATCATGGTAGCCAGATTGTCACTGGCGATCTTATAGGTGCCCTTCTCTACCGTGATCTCTTTGCCGAGTACTTCGTCCGTATTAGTGGCGTCGTAGACCATTTTCAGCATTGCCTCACGCTTACTGCCGGCGCGCAGGCCAGCCGCTTCCGCGTTAGGTAGAAGATGTACGATGGTACGATTGTTGTACGGGCCGAACTTGCCGGGGATATGTTCCCGTACTTTCTTTTCTTTAGGCGGCTTGTCCGCCTTAGCAGCGTCTTTAGCCGCCTTGGCCGCCGCTTTTTCCTCATCAGTCATCTTGGGCTTGCGCGTCCTGATCGGCTTAACTTCCTGCACAGGAGGCAGATCCGTAGGCATTGGAGCGGTCCAGCTCTGTGCTACTTCTTGGTCAGACATTCTATTCTCCTTAGGTTATCGTGGGCAGTCCCACAAAAGACAGCTTACACCCTCTTACGGGGAAATGCAAGTACTTTTTATAGACCGCAACCGGTCGACTAAGTCTTTTTGCGTGCGGTCTTTTTCACCAAGTGTCTTAAGAACATGCCCGTCCAGGGTGTCTTTTGCGACGATATGATAGACAAAAACGTGTTCGGCTTTTTGCCCTTGGCGATACACCCGTCGGATAAGCTGGTCATAGTGTTCAAGATTCCATGGGATTCCGAACCAACAGACGTGATGGCAACTTCCT